AAAAAGTATAACTAACGGTTATAGCGATGCTACTGAGAAAGTGAGTGTTTACAGAAAATCGCTAGACGATATAGAGGATAGCCATCTTAAACTTTTATTAAGTTCTGCTACAGCAGAAAACGCTGACTCTATAACTAAAACAATTGATGCTTTAGAAAAGTATAGTGCTGTATTAAAAAATAATAAAATCGTAGTTACTGATTTAAATGAGCGTACTGTAAAAGAGTATGAACCTGTTAGGTCTGCTATTATTCGAGTAGGCGGCGCAGCGACAAACGCAGCTGATGCAATTACAGCACTAGGTAAGCAAGCGCTATCTATGGCTACTAAATTTATGTCAGAGGCTATAGCTAGTTACAGCTCTTTAATAAATGATCTAAATATAAATATGGATAACCTAGTAGCAGAAGAGCGAATTTTAAAACTAACTTTTGAAGCTGATATGTCTCAGATTACGAGAGATATAGATATCATAAAACAAGAAGGACTAATAGAGCAATTAGGATTACAAGTTAGTTTATCTAATGCTAAAGTAGACGCTGGTACTACAGGCCCTGTTGAAGGCGCTAAAGACGAAAATATTTTACAGCAGCGAATACTAGAAGAGCGTAGACACTTACTTCATCTGGAGATGGGTAATGCTTTAATGGCTATAGAAGCTCGTAGAGAAATAGCGGAACAAGAACGTACAAATGCATTAGCCGAGATAGAAGCTCAATATAAACTACAAGCAGACAAAATAGCTGCCGACGTAAAACACGTAAATGCTTTGATAGCTCTTTATGCAGAAAATATCAACTCCCAACAAGCTGTAAACGCTCAGCTTGTAAACGGTTTTGGTGAGGTAGGTAATGGGCTATTAACGGGTCTATCAACAGTTTTTGCTAGTGGAGCTACTGCGCTGCAGCAAGCTGTACAAGAGACATGGTCAGGAGCTAGTGCAGTAGGGTTTACAGCTATAACGCCTCCAGATATGTCTGCTATAAAAACAAACTTTGAGGCGCTTGCAACTGATTTTACTAATACTGCTAATGATGCGCAGGTTGCTTTAATCAACAATAAGCTTGCAGAAATAGAGGCTGAGGGTACTAGACATACTAGATCTATGGAATTGCTAGACGCAGAGGCAGAAAAAGTAGGAGCCACGTATGACGCTAAGTTTGCTGCATTAGACCTTGCTGGTGATATAGAAGGAGCTAATGCTATTAAACGTTTAGGTGATGCAGCTAAAGAAGCAGCAGGAGGTGCTGACAAGGGTGCTAAAGCTATAGATTCGCTAACAGGCCGTCTATCTTCTATTCAGTCTTCTATAGATAGCGCTGTAAATACTGCTTTTTCTAGTCTAAATAGTTTAATAATGTACGGCGAGGGTTCTGCTAAAGAAATTGCTTTTGCATTCTTTAGGTCGATACAAGAAACGCTATTTGAAAAGCTTATATCCGAGCCTTTATCTAATATCATATCAAATTGGCTAACAGGTGTGATATATGACATGGTTGGGGGTACTGACATAATGGGGTCTCCTCTTAGTGGTGTCGTAGGTTCTATAGCAGGAGGTACTACTGAGCAGTTAAATGTTAATACTATGGGGCAAGGTGCTTTTACCGCTGGTACCGCTATGGAAGGCTTAGGCAGTACGGTAGCTAGCTCTACGCAATTGGCAGTAAACCAAATTAATACTGCTCAACAACAATTTGCTGCCGCAATGCAAAGATTTAGTGGCGGTACACAGACTGCTGCTAATACTTCTGCAAATAAAATACAAAGCGGCGGCCAGCAACTAACTACAAAAGTGACTACGACAGGGCAAACAGTAGCTCAAGGAACTGTTGCCGCAGGAACTGCAGTAGGAAGTGCTGGTACTACTTTTACTAGTTTATTACAATCTTTCTGGCCTATGCTTATAATGATGGGTATTACTGCTTTAGTAAGCAAAAAAGCTTCTGGAGGCTCTATACAACAATTTGCAGCTGGGGGGTCGCCTATTATGGCTCAAACACTAGCAAGCGGTGGTCAACTACGTGACCGCGTACCCGCCCTACTAGAGCCTGGCGAGTTTGTTATAAGACGCCCTGCTGCGCGTGCTATAGGAGGTCCTGCGTTAAGGTCTATGAATGCGACAGGCAATGTTCCTACTAACAGCGCGCCTATAATTAATTTCAAAAATGAAGGATCTCCTAAGGATGTTGAAGCTTCTCAGCCAAAATTTGACGGGGAAAATTATGTTATTGATATAATAACTAGAGACCTTTCAAATAACGGACCAATAAGACGTAGTTTACGTTCAGGAGGAATATAATGGCAACATACCCAGACGATGCAGTAGCTAGTTTTACTATACCAGGGTTTTCATCAATGATAGATAGAAAACCAGACAAAGAAACTGAAATAACCAAGATGTTTAATGTAATAGAATTTACTAGTGAAGCTGGTTATGAGAAAAGAAGATTACGTAGTCGTAGAGGTATTAGAGAAGTTGAAATTACTTATACTAATATAAACGGTCTAGCAAAAGAAGCTATTGAAACGTTTTATAATGCTAGAAATGGTAATTATGAATCTTTTATACTAGATATGTCTCATATAAATCAGCCTGGTATTATGAGAGTGAGATTTAATGGTCAGCTATCCTCAACACATAACCAGTCCTCATCTTCTAACGTTTTATCTAATATATATACGGTCTCTTTTAAACTTAAAGAAGTAAATAACTAATGACTTCAAAAACATACGATTTTAAACTTACAGTAGCTAATACAGCTGGGTTTAGTTATGGTAACGTTATAGTAGGTAATACTAGCGCTACTGTAGCTACTATATCTAACGTAGACCATATAAGTAGTACTATAAAAGTAAAACTAGCAAATGTATTAACCGAGTTTTACACATCAGAGTATATACACTCTAATGTAGCTGTTATTAGTGGTACGGCTAACGGCTATTTAAATACTAGTAATTTGCCTTTTCAAGCTAATATTTTTGTTAGTAATTCTACTATTGCTAGTACTGCAATTAGCTCTATAGTTCTTAGCCCTTATATAGCAGAAAAAAATGCTTTTACTCAGAATCCAGTAGTACGTCTTTACTCTATATACTACCCTGGAGATTGGTATCCCAATAATGAATATGGTAATCCTACAGGAGTAGGGGCTGGGCGTTCTTGGCCTAGTGCTTTTCCTATACGTTTTGCAGAAATAATAGGTGATACTGCTGATGATTTATCTTATGCCGTATCATACGGCGGTACTGACTATATGCCGTTTCCAGTAGATTTATCAGGACTACAACAAGGCTCAGATGGTAAGATAAATGAGCTATCTCTCACAGTTTTTAATGTTGATAATATTATATCATATTTGGTTGAAAACCCTTACTTATCTGGTAACAACATATCCAACTCCGTTGTGGCGCTAGTAAACTCTGAATATTTACACGGCATAGACCCAAGAACTGTGAATGCAGACCCCTCTGATCTAGGCTCTCCAGGAAGTTTAGCCTACGATACTTTAACAAGAGCTCGCGCTAATGGTTTAGTATATGATGAAACTATTACGAGTTATTATGGTAAAGCTAATGCAGCTTTTGATAAAACACAAACAGAATCTGTAGGCGGTGATTGGAGAAGCGATAAAAATGATTCTAGAGATTTACTAGGTGCTGTAGTCGAGATAAAAAGTACCTTTGTTAACTTCTTAGATGTGTGGCCAGAATATAGTTTAATTACAGACGTAGACAGCACTACAGTAAGCGTAAATAATGCTCTACCATACAGGCCTGGAGATAATGTCCGTTCCTCTAAAGGAGAAATTGAGGCTACTATAATTAGTATAGAAAATAACCAAGACTTATACTTATCTAATATGTTAAATATTGGTACATCAGCTGGAGATCCTCTATACATAGTTAATCTAGAAGCAGATGCTGATAGTTATAGCCGGGACGAATTTAAGATTGACCAGTTAGAAGGTTTGAATGAGCATGTTGCTACTTTTAACCTAACTTCTTGGATGCAGTATTTTAAAATTGTAACTCCTAAACGTAAGTACTATAAAAATACTTGTCAATGGAAATACAAAGGTGAAGAATGTCAATATCCTGATAATGGGGTAGGTAGTATACCAGGCTCTACTTTATATGCAAACGGTATGTTTACTGCTGCTGGGGTCTCCACAGAAGACCCTCTTCAAGACGTATGTTCTAAATCTTTTACTTCTTGTAAACTCCGTAATAATGGTGTACATTATGGGGGTTTTCCTGGAACAGGTAGATCAGTGCCTCGTTCATAAAATATATATTTAGGAGAAATACGTGAATAAATACTTAGGTATCCCTCATAATTATAGTAGTATTAACTGCTTAACCCTAGTTCTTAAAGTTTACAAAGATATTTTAGGCATAGACGTAGAGCTACCCTGCTATCCTCAATCAAGAAAATGGATTAATGTATACGACCCTGCTTTCATTGACAGCTGGGCACAAAAGTATTCTACAAAAGTTAGTTTGACACAACTAAAAAAATATGATTTAATAGTATTTAATTACGCTAAATACATTGATCATTTTTCACTATATCTAGAAAATTACAAAATGCTACATGTAAGAGAGAATAGCATGTCCAAAATAGAATCCATGACTTCAGAAGATATACAAAACATTTATGCGTGCTATAGACTAAATGAGTTGGTTTGATAAATATATAGGCATACCTTATAAGTACATGGGTATAAATCCTAAAACAGGATTAGATTGTTTTAATTTATGCTCCTATATACTACAGCAAGAATGTTCCTTTGACATACCCTATAGTTCCTCAGATTTTTGTAATATAGCCGATGATACTTGGTATAATAAAACTAATAAGTCTTTTTTACAGCTTGCAATTAATGAAAGACGTTCAGATTTTTTGTGGGATAAAGTCAGTAATCCTAAGTGTTTTGACGTAATACTAATAAATATAGGTGATACTAATGTTGCTAATCATTGTGCTTTGTATGTAGGAACAAATAAAATAATACATACAATGCAGAATAGGCCCAGCTTTACCTCTCCTTACGGAAACTACTATAAACAATATACTCTAGGAATTTACAGATGGTCAACCTTGTTAAGCTAAAAAATGCAATGAATAAGCATGCTATGGACTCATATCCGTTAGAGTGTGTGGGTATTATTACTAATGATTATGAATATATACCTTGTAAAAACATAAGCAACACTCCTAAGCTTAGTTTCTATTTAGACCCTGCTGCTTTAATAAAATATGATGGAAATATATGGGGTATATTTCACTCACATCCCGGAGATGATAATCCAATACCTAGTAAAGAAGACAAACTGAGCGCAGCTTTTAATCAATACAAATTTATAGTAGGCTTTAATAATAAATTTTATTTATACTGGTTTGAAAAGTCTTTAGACGTTTTATGCTTTGAGCCTTTGAAAGAAGAACATTTTGCTAGTAACTATTAAACCTCATAGTTCCTATAGATTTTTATTTGATGAGCCAAGTTATTCTGTAGATATAAACGTATACTCAGATGTGTTATATTATTTATCTTCTATACACCCAAAGTTTGCTATATACTGTAAACAGCAAGCTCTAGTAGTACAGCAAGAAGACTTTGCTATTGTAGATAAAAATCTAAAAGTAGTAAAAAATGAAGAACTAGCTATAAGAGCAGCAAAAGAAGGCGATACTTTATATATTGTACCTGCTATTACTGGTGGCGGCGGTAAAAGAAATGTACTAATCATGGGATTATTAGCCGCTGCTTTTATATTTTTACCTACATTTGCTCCTGGATTAGCTGAGATCACTTTGTTTGGCTCTGAAATGAATATGGCTATGCTGTCTAAGCAAATAGGTATAAGTTTAGCTATGGGGGCTGCAGCATCGTTATTTGCGCCAGAACCAGAAACACAGGAACAGTCTAGAGAAAGCGGTTTATTTAGTGGTCTTCAGAATACTACGGAAAGCGGCGTACCAGTTGCTTTACACTATGGTATGGTAAGAATAGCTGGGCAAATGCTAAGCGGGTACATAAACACAGTAACACATGGCAAATCTGAAACAGTAACTGTTGAGGGCGAGCTTTATGACTATACCTCTAACCCAAATAACATAACAACTGAGTCACTGTTTGGAGATAGCCCTTAGGCTATTAGAATAGTAAATGGAAATTCTGAATGACAAAATTATACACTAAACATTCTGGTATAACAGTACCTAAAATAACTGGGGCAGGCGGAGGCAGCAAAGGTGGTGGTACAGTATCGCCTAACTCTTTGTTTTCTACTGATGTTTTATTTATTGTTAATGGATTAGGGGAAGGCCCTTTTTATAGAATCAACCCTAACGGGCCTCAGGATATACAAATAGCAAATAGTACTATAGACGATCTAATAAAAATAGATGGTGATGGCTCAGAAGATGTAAATAAATTTAAAACTACTGCTGCTTATGGTACAACCACGCAAGACCCTCTACCTTCTTTTGGGGATGTAGTAGTTTCTCCACAAGTATTTGCTAGTGCAGTAAAATTAAAAAAAGGAAACATAGATGGTGTTCCGTCTTCTAGTGTAACTTTGCAAGAAACTAGTTCTAGTGCTTGGGATGCTTTACGTTTTAACTTTGTAGTAGATAGGCTATTTAAAGGTGATGAAAAAGGTAACGTAAAACCACACTCAATTAACTTAAGAATTCAAATTTTTGATTATCTAGGAGCAGTTACTATATCTGATAGTAGCTATACTATCCAAGGTAAAACAGACACTTCGTATAAGCTAACTATACAATATAATATTGCTTCAGAATTTTTATCTGAAGATGGTTATAGATTTAGCATAACTAAGACAAGTGATGAAAGTGATGACTCAAAGATTGAAGATTCTATCGTCTTACAGGGTTGGGATGAAGTACAAAATACGCCTCAAGCATATCCTAGAACAGCTTTAATAGGCTATGCTATAAAAGCAGCGGACGAACATACAGGAGGTGTACCTAGCTTTACCAGTCTAGCTAAAGCCTTGATAGTTAAAGTCCCTTCTAACTATAATCAGCCTATTTTAGAATCTGGAGAAATTGATTGGAGACAGCTAGAAGTAGGTGCTTCTAATAGAGCTACGTATGGGTATAGGCTACAACAATCAGGCACTGATATTCTATATGCCGAGAATCCGTGTT